GCATGTTTGATGAGTTTGTGACAGCTGGTGCCAAAATGTCAGCAGACTACAAACCTATCATGGTGATCCGTGGTCTAAATGTAGCACCTCAAATGATTAGCAACATTGCCGACATTTGGAAAACTAAACTGGCAGAATTTGACACTGTGATCGAAGGCAAAGATGCTCAGTTGGTTGAGGGCTACAGCAACTTCAGCAAGATCCAAATGCGCAATCTTGTGAAGTTTTGTGAAGCGGTCATAAATGACTGCGGTGCGTATGTGCAGATCAAGAAAGTGGAACGCAAGCCACGCAAGGTCAAGTCAGTGCCACCTGAGAAACGTGCCGCCAAGTTTAAGGTGCTAATGGAATTTGCCGAACTCAAACTCAAGGGCTTGCCAGCCGCAAGCCTAGTGGACAAGGCAGAAGCATGGTTATATGACACCAAAAAACGCAAGTTGATCCACCTGGTGGCTGACAGTCACACACAGGCATTCACAGTCAAAAGCAACAGCATCATTGGGTTCAGCACCATTGAGACCATGCAGAAAACTGTGCGCAAGCCAGCAGATGTTGTGAAAGCAGTGCAAGCCGCAGGCAAGCCGGCAGCTCGCAAAATCTACAAAGACCTGACCACAACTGAAACTCCGTTCAACGGGCGTGGAACTGAGAATCTGGTCATCCTAAAAGCCTGGTAAATACAGGGACTTGGAGTCCCACATGCCAGAACAGCAACAACAATCACTGCCCACACTGAAGCAAAACTTAATAGAGTATGTCAAGCTTCAACTGGGTGGTGATATCATTGATCTAGAATTAGATCCCTCACACTACGAAGCGGCTTATCAAAAAACCATTGGCACTTACCGCCAGCGAGCTAACAATGCTTATGAAGAAAGTTACAGCTTCATGCAGTTGGTAGAAGATGTCAACATCTACGAACTGCCCCAGGAAGTGGTGAGTGTGCGTCAAATATTCCGTAGAACATTTGGCGACAGTTCAGGACCGTTTGCGTCAAATTTTGATCCGTTTGCACAGGCGTCAATCAATGTGTATCTAATGAACTTCAATGTGGCAGGCGGCTTAGCCACATATGATTTCTACAGTCAATACATTGAATTGGCAGGACGCATGTTTGGCGCATATATGAACTACACCTGGAATCCTGTAACAAAGAAATTGCAACTGATTCGAGATCCCAAAGGCTCAGGTGAAACTGTGTTGCTGTGGAGTTACAACTTGAAACCTGAATTCAACCTGCTGAATGACTTTCAAATCAGCCAGTGGATACGGGATTACATGGTGGCCAACTGCAAAATGATCATTGGTGAAGCACGTGAAAAATTTGCCACCATTGCCGGACCGCAAGGCGGCGCCGGCCTAAATGGCACTGCCATGAAATCCGAAGCACAAACTCAAATGGACGGCTTGCTAGAACAACTCAAAATGTACGTGGACGGATCACAACCTCTTACATTTGTTATTGGTTAAACTCCTCACACTTTTATCTAAAATTGTGCTATAATCCTAGTACACAAGTACCGGGAGAATCAAATTGGATCTCATGATTGACATTGAAGGTTTGGCCACAGGCCCTGAAGCAACAATCTTAACCATTGCGGCCCAGGCGTTTGACCCCGTTGGCTCAGGTTACTATGAACACAAGTACTATGCTAGAGTTGATCTAGAAAGCCAAGAAACACGTACCATTGAACAAGGTACCATCAACTGGTGGGCCACTCAAGGCGCTGCCCAGGACGAAGCCTTTGCAGAAGATGGGCGCATACCCTTGGATCAGGCTCTAGATGAACTGCACCGACTGTGCTGGAAGTGCAACCGCATCTGGATGAACGGTCCCACATACGATGCCAACATTCTTGAGCATGCCTACAAGAGTTATCACAAACCCCTGCCCTGGCAATATTACAAGATCCGTGATGCACGAACGGTATATAGTTTGTATCCAGGGTTGCCTCGGCCGCCAACCAGCCATCATGCGTTGGAAGACTGCCGCAGACAGATTGACATGTTGCAAACAACTCTGGCATATTTAAATATCAAGGAACTGGCATGATCATTGGAATTTGTGGATTTATTGGCTCGGGCAAAGACACCGTTGCAGACTATCTTGTGAATCTACATCACTTCCGACGTGAAAGTTTTGCCAACACATTAAAAGATGCTGTGGCACAGGTGTTTGGTTGGGACAGAACCATGCTGGAAGGGCGCACTAAAATGGCCCGTGAGTGGCGCGAGCAAGTGGATTCTTGGTGGGCTGACCGATTAGGCATACCACACCTAACACCACGTTATATCCTACAACAGTGGGGCACCGAAGTATGCCGCAACGGATTCCACGATGACATTTGGATTGCTAGTTTGGAAAACAAACTGCGCAACAGCAGGGACGATGTTGTGATCAGTGATTGCAGATTTCCTAACGAAATTCAGGCCATCAAACAATCAGGTGGCCTGGTGGTACGTGTTGTTCGTGGTCCTGAACCCGAGTGGTATAACGCGGCCGTGAGTGTAAATCGTGGACCTAATGGCAACTCAACCTGGTCACTCAGCGGACGTAAAATAGAGCAACTGGGTGTACATGGCTCTGAAACTGCTTGGATAGGAACTCAATTTGATGTAGTGCTGGACAACAACGGCACCTTAGACGATCTATACCAGCAGGTCAAAAAACTTGTATCCAATTAAGCGTCTGGTTCAAGATCACCTGCCCGCCAAGTAACTTCAGTCCGGGCTATTTCTTCTACGCAATTACGACAAACTGTTCGTAAATTTCTCACATTAGCATTGTTGAGATCGCCATCAATGTAATATACCAACAATTGACTAACAAGCCTGGCTCGAAACCCGCAACGATCACATGCGGGTTTTTTCTTGTATCCTGAGGATTTCCATCTTGGTTCTCTGGGCTTGATACCTCGACCCCTGCGTTGACAAGTTTCACATCTACTGCGATAGTGTGTGACATCTTCCTTGATATAATTAACTGCACAAGGGCGCTGATTACATGCTTTACATATAGGTCTCATCAGGTATTTAGCAACTGGACCTTTGCCAAAGGGCAGTGTAAACTGGGTTTTTTTTAGGATGTCAATAAATATCAATAACTTGAAAAGGAATCAACCATGGCACTAGTATCACCAGGCGTAGAAGTAACAGTAATTGACGAGAGTCAATATATCCCTTCCGCTGTAAACACAGTACCCTATTTTTTGATTGCCACAGCTCAGAACAAAGCTGATGCAGCTGGCGTTGGCGTAGCAGCAGGCACAACTGCTGCCAATGCAAACAAAACTTATCTTATTACCAGCCAACGAGATTTGGCAGCCACATTCGGTGTGCCATTTTTCTACAACACCACAACCGGAACTCCCATCAATGGATACGAGCTCAACGAATACGGGCTACTGGCAGCGTACTCAGCATTGGGAGTGTCAAATCGTGCCTATGTGCAACGTGCGGATATTGACCTCACAGAGTTGACTGCCAGTTTGAGTCGTCCCACTGGGAATGCCAACAACGGCACTTATTGGTTGGACACCACAGAAAGTTTGTGGGGAATTTTTGAATGGGATCAAACCTCAGCCACGTTTACCAATCAAGTGCCTATTGTGATCACAGACACAGCAGATGTAGTAAACTACGCTGGTGGCGATTATACCCCACTGACCACAATTGGTAGCATTGGTGACTATGCTGTGAGTACTGTGAGCTTGAACAATGAAAACTACTACAAAAACGACGACAATGTGTGGGTACTGATTGGATCAGATGCTTGGAAAAATTCTTGGTACACAGTGCAAGGCACCAACTCTGTGGTAGGCAACACTCTCACAGCCGGCGCAAACTTTTTCATCAACGAGACCTTGGTCACTGTGCCTGCTGGGCCCAACAACAATGTGACAGCTTTTGCAGCGGCAATCACAGCAGCCACGATAACGGGTGTGACTGCCACGTCTGAAAGCAACAAACTCACCATCTACGTAGACAGTGCAGCCACCAACGATGGCAGCAGCAGCACCGGCGGTGTTGTCAGCATTGAACTGGGCAATGTCAGCAGTGCAGCTCTTTTGAGTGCTTTGGGCATTGTGGCCAATGTGTACCGTGCTCCTGAATACTTGCCGGCCTACAGTTATCAGGCACCACGCTGGAGAACGTCAGACACCAATCCAGCTCCCACAGGCAGTATCTGGCAAAACATCAGTGCAGTAGGCAACGGCATGAGTTTGAAAATTAAAAAGTACGACGCCGCCCTGGATCTTTTTGTGTCACAGACCACCCAGGCGTTTAGCTATGACGGGACGGCCAATAATGCTTTGGATCCTACAGGTGGTGGGAGAAACATCCCAGTGGGCACAACATATGTCCAATATAACTCAGAACTATATCTTACCACTCCCGTGCCCAATGCTGCTTTTATCATATGGGAACGTGTGGCCTTGGGAGCAACGGTTGTAACAGGTACAACCACACCTGGCGTTGGTGGTGATGCATTGTTCGTTAATAACAATGTGTTTAATGTATTTTCTACCAGTGCAGGTTCAGATCCTGTTACTGCTTATGTTGTGACTCTCAGTGGCACCAGTGTAGCCAGTTTTATCAGCAGTGTGAGCGCAGCCAACATTCCCTCGGTCAGTGCCAGCGTCAACAGTGCCGGCAATATTGTGTTTACTCACAGTCAGGGCGGTTCTATCTTTCTACAAAATGTCACAGGCACGCCCGTAACCACAGCTGGATTTAGCATTGCCACTCCCAAAGTACACATTGACAGCACCGACCAGACTGTACTCGCGTTGTCCAACTGGGTTGGCACAGATTTGTTCACTTATACTGCGTCAGACTCTGCACCCGATCAAGATCCAGCTGACGGTCGTTTGTGGTATTACAGTTCGGTCAGTGATGTTGACATCATGATTCAAGACAACGGTGCCTGGAAAGGTTACCAAAATGTCACCAACGACACTCGTGGTTTCGACCTCAGTCTCACCAACGAGTCAGGTCCAATTGTGAGTGCATCGGAGCCGGTCACACAAAATGACGCAGCCGAATCACCATTGGAGTACGGTGATATTTGGCTGGACAGCAGCGACTTGGAAAACTATCCTGTGCTGTATCGTTGGGAACAAGTTGACGGCCTAGACCAATGGGTGTTGATCAACAACACTGATCAGGTCAGTTCCAATGGTGTCTTGTTTGCTGATGCTCGCTGGGCCGGCAATGACACCACAGATCCTGTGGCTGATCCATTTCCTACTATTGTGAGTTTGTTGACCAGCAACTATCTTGACTTGGATGCACCAGATCCTGCACTGTATCCCCAAGGCATGTTATTGTGGAACATGCGCAGATCAGGATACAATGTCAAGAGTTTCCAAAGCAACTATTTCAATGCCAACTCATTCCCTGATGATACACTGCCCACAGTAACCAGCACATGGCTCACAGCATCAGGTTTGCGCGATGACGGTGCCATGTTTGCAGGTCGATTGGCACAACGCAAGTTGATTGTGGCTGCCATGAAGGCCGGAATTGACACCAATCTACCTTCTAGAGAAGAACAAAATCAATTCAACTTGATTGCTGCTCCTGGCTATCCTGAACTGTTGGTCAACCTGGTTGCACTCAGTAACGAACGATCCAACACACTGTTTGTGG